ATTCTGAATTGTGTCTGTTTCTGGTATGGATGCAAACAGGTTGCGATCTTTTATCTGCTTGATGATATTTATCTTAGTTTTATGTTTCCATTGTAGCAAAACGCGATCTTTAGAGATATTTGACAACAGGCAATGTATAATATCATCCTCCTTTACATTTTTATAGTTTTTACCATCATATTGAAAAAAATGATTATTTGCAGAGAGATAATAATATTGATGTTTACTCAGAAACACTTGAATAAAGATCTGCTGTTCGTTTGTTAAAAACGAATGACGTGTTACCCTCTTTTCATAATTAACCAGTTCGTTTTCCAATGAATTCGGAAGATAGTTTTCAATGTGGGTTACAATTCTATTTAGCATATATTCATTGTCCTTGTATTTTTCAAATAAACCATGAATTGTTTCAACACATTTATTAAGGCTATTTGCATTGTTGGTTTCGTTCATTCTATTATGTTGTAGCGTTTTGTTTAATTGGTTTCATTATAATTTGTTTATAATGAAAAAATTTATATATGCGTTCAAAAAATATATTTTTCGTTCAAATAACGATTTAAAGATTGGAGTGCAAAATCATATATAATGGTGAATGTTCTTACGATTAAAACTGTGCAGATTGCACCATTTAGGACATTAATGACTGCGTTGAAAGATATTTTACTTGAAACGAATATTTCGTTTCAGCCAGATGGTATTAGGATTATTAATATGGACAAATCTCATACTATTTTAGCACATTTGCATCTTCCTTCTCAGAATTTTGAGTTTTATGAATGCACAAAGGACAAGATCATTATTGGTGTCAATATGTTCCATCTGTTCAAGCTGATTAACTCGATTGATAATAATGATACGCTTACAATTTACATTGAGAGCTCCGATTATGTTGATGGAATCGTCTCACACTTGGCATTGAAATTTGAGAACGGAGAGATTAAGCAATGCAAGACCCAGAAGTTGCGACTAATTGAGCCCGAACCGGAGGAGCTTGATTATCCGGATGTCAAGTTTTCATCTATCATCAATTTGCCGTCAGTTGATTTCCAGAAGATTATTCGCGATTTGTCATGCATTTCTGATAAGCTCGAGATTAAATCGGTTGGAAGTGAATTGATTTTCAAATGCAATGGCCAATTTGCATCGGCTGAAATTCATCGTGCCGAGGCTGACGGAAGTATGGGGTTTGTTTTGAAGCAAGATTCGTCAAAGATCATTCAGGGTGAGTTTTCTCTGAAGAATCTGGGATATTTCATAAAGTGCACTAATTTGTGTTCTCAGATTGAAATGTACTTGGAGAATGATCTTCCACTTGTTGTCAAGTATGACGTGGCAAGTCTCGGAAGTATCAAGTTGTGTCTTGCTCAATTGCCGTCTTCTTAAATTTACCGATAAACATTAATTATTTGATGATTTTCCATCAAATAAATATCTACTTTATTATCTTACGTTACATTGGTTTGTTTAATTACATGGGCTTATATTTCAACTTAGACTCGATATATTCCTTCGGATATATACCAAGCCTTGTTGTTCTGTCCCATGTGCTATAACTCATAAGCACATTATTGTCATTTACAACCAAACCTAAACAATATTCGATAGGATCGCTATCAAATTTAAATGGAGCCGAATATCTCAAGAGATTCATATCATTATCAAAAACAACTATCACATGATAATAATGCCGAGGTTGTTCATATGATACAATATGCGTAACAAACCAAGTCTCGTTTTTGTAGTTGAAACCACAACTCGATCCTCTCACCCGTTTAAACATACTTGGCATTGGTTTCTCTGCAACAATGTAAATGTGATCGTCCTCTCTAATTTCACATAACTGAACCGGGAACCAGTTATAAACTATATGTGTTTTATCTTTGTAATCAGTGTAAACCCAATTCTTCTCACATGAATTCTTATTAAACGATGATAAAATCTCAGTCGTATCAAGTGTATTTTTTGTTAAGTCATATAATCCGTTTACAATACCGATAAGTTCATCCTTCAAAAATCCGGTTCCGATAAATAGCATCTTGTCAGTGTGTTTATCTTTGTAAATACGAACATCCTCAATACCAACATATTTGCGATTAGTATCGCCATTGTGATCAAACCACTTGCTATTAGTTATAGTGAGATCAGTACTTAACTCTACATAACGATTTTTGCTAATAATATGATCTCCACAATTTAAATATAGGCCTTTATCATTTATATAATAATTGACATATCGAATATTTAAACAATATTTGTTTACTTGAGAAGAATCTGTCTGTATAATACAACTAGATGTTGATTGCAATTCCACATTTTCTCCGTTAATAATATCTGTTATTTTATCATCAAACTTAAGGGTATGCGTTGGTTTCAAAATGTCCTTATAAAACTTTAGATTACTAAGAATATTATCTAACATATATCCCTCATTTGAAATATTAAAAATATGAACAAACTCGTCTCCTATATTTTTTACGTTCAAGTATGAAGAAATTATTGTGTATTCATAATCTATTTTGTATTCGTAAATATCGTTATGTAAGAATAAAAAACCGGTTCGGTCTTCTCCCCTTGCAATCACTTCTTTGGCCATCTTGTAAAAGTTATGAGACAAATTGTGTTTTGACGTATCTCTGTAATATTTTATAATCTCATATAAATTTTCTATTCTATTTGGTAGATAACTATATCCTTCTAACCATGAACAAATTGCTTTTTCCATTTGTTTCAAATTTTTGTAACACAACCCAATACGATAATAACTATACCAAACCTCCTGATTCCAGCCTCCTAAAGCGATTCGCCTTTCATATATAGGAATCGCTTTTTCGTATTGCCTAGAGTCGTGATAGCTGTTTGCTAAATAAAAATGAGATCTCACACAATCAGGTTTTACACGAATTGCCTCTTCAAGCAGATTTATATCTCGAATAAACTTATCATGTTTACTGCCTCCATCACCAACATCTTTAATGAACAATTCATTTCTTTTGAAGTGATAAACCGAATTCTTTTCAGGTGTTGAAATATACTCATGAGTGACACCGATATATTTAAATAATCCGTTATTTCTTACGATTCGTATGTTGCCGAAGAAGAATGTATCGTTTCCTTGTAGAATATGAAATGAATCATAGCTGCTTAACATATTCTTGTCAAAATTTCGAATTTCAAAGATCATATCTGCATCAAGAAATAAGATATAATCAGACATACCTTCACATTCTTTGAGTGAAAAATTTCGATTATATTCAAAGTTTTTAAATGGTTCCGTTATTACTTTTCCTTCCATTTTTCTCTCACTAAAAAATTTGTTAATTAATTCTATTGTGTTGTCAGTTGAACCCGTATCACAAATACAATATGTATCTATGATACCGATAACAGATGACAACAAACGTTCAATAATCTTACCTTCATTTTTAACAATCATGTTTAAACACAATGTCGTCATTTTTATAAAAATTGTGCTTTATCTTTATATTATTATTTTCTTTTTCTTTTTCTTGTCGTAATATAATATATGGCTTCGACACGTTTCAATTCTGATCCTGATCGAATCAAAAAAAATCTACAACAATCAACGGGGTCTGGGAGGTGGGTTTTAAACACGCCTGGTAACGGCGATAAACCATCTTTTATGGAAGACCCACATATTATTTTACAGAAATGGGGAGGTAATCGAATGACAAATCAAACCGAATTAGAGAGCGATTTACTTGGTGTGAATCGCAAATTAAACAAGGATAGTTTAGCAAAAGATAATATCCGTGTGAAATTAAATAGTAGTGTACCTATTCAATATCCATCCTCTAGTAAATTATCTACCGAACAATCACGCACTATACAACCGGTCTGGACTGCTCGTGAATTAGAACAAGTCAATTGGAATTACCCGCTAATGGACCCACAGGAAAATGTTTTTTTCCGATTTGAGAATAACATTAGCACTCGAGTTTTGGAAAAGGATACTTTTACACAAAAACGAGAGAATAATAATCTATTTAGTATATAATCATGGAGTTAGTTATCCCATTTATAGCATTGGGCGGAATGTATGTTGTATCAAATCAAAAGAAGAAAAATAGATCTATTGAACCTTATACTAACATGGATAATAGTGTCATGCAAGAAGATGAATTTCAGATTGCAAATGAAAATCATAATGATGACCATGAAGAAATAATTGGCACTTCAAACACTACAACGGATAAGTATTTTAACCAGAATACTGGTGTTTTTAATTCAAATGAAAGCCAACAAAAGGCTCAGGCTTATTCACTATCCGGAAACTTTGTTGACTTGGACAAGTTTAAACACAATAATATGGTTCCTTTTAATGGAAAAAAGGTGAAAGGTCAGTTATACAATATAAATGCTCATGAATCTCTATTAGACAATAAGATTGGTTCTGGTTCTCAAGTATTTAAAAAGGTAGAACAGGCACCCTTGTTTAAACCAGAAGATAACGTACAATGGTCTCATGGTGTACCTAATCAGAGTGATTTTTTTCAATCCCGTGTGAATCCTAGTTTAAAGAAGAATAACATGAAACCCTTTGAATCTGAAAGGGTTGGCCCTGGGTTGGGTCAAGGTTTCACCGGGCAGGCCAGCGGAGGTTTTAATTCTGGTATGGAATCTCGTGATCAATGGATGCCTAAAACTATAAATGATTTGAGAGTGGAGTCCAATCCACGTATTGAGTACGAGCTTAGAGATCATGAAGGTCCTGCCGATTCAAACATTAAGAGATCTGGACTCATTGGGCGTGTTGAAAAACAGAGACCGGATACTTATTTTGAACAAGATCAGGGTCGTTGGTTAACAACTACAGGGTCTGAAAAAGGTGAAACTTTGCGACCTGAGCAACAGATGGGGATATTGAGGAGAGCCGATACTATGTCAAATTATGCCGGACCAGCCGTGTCGGCTGATATTAAGGCGGGTTACGCACCCAAGAACTTCGAGACGAGTCGCAGAACTCAATTAGGCGGCTTAAATGTTACACCTTCTAATGCTGTTGGTGCAGGACCAATGAATGATCAGCAGATGAAAGGCTATAAGAATTACGGCACGCATCGTTCGGCATCTAAACAACCTGATACATTTAGAAGTGGGTTCGGTGGAGCCATTGGTGCAGTTGTTGCACCACTTATGGATATATTAAGGCCATCTAGAAAGGAAGAGAGTATTCAAAATATTAGAATATATGGCGAAGCTGGCACCAGTGTTCCTCAAAACTACGTTCTCAACCCTTCAGATGTTACCTCTACAACTATCAAGGAAACTACAATGTATTCTCCAGAGTTCAATATTAATAGCCAACACTCGAGTATGTATGTCGACACTCACCGACCTATTGCATCAACCCAAAGAGATTCTACATCTACCAATTATATAGGTGGTGCCGGTAGTGCATACGGAGAGATGATAAATGATATTCAGAGAACTCAGAATAATACAAAATCGGCAACCATTCACAACAGAATGGCACCTGGTAGCATGAATTTATTCAATTCAAACTTAAATGTTAATATTGTAAAACAGGATACGTCTCCTCTTGATTATCGTGCGAATGCACCTGCTGCCCCGATTTCGAGAGCACCCTCAAATGTCACGTATGGAAAAACCATTCATCGCCAAGCCGTTCAAACTGATCCATCGAGAATGGATGGTGATTTACTAAGTGCATTCAAGGCAAATCCCTACACACACTCACTTAACTCTGCTGTTTAACAAGTAGGTTTTTTGTTTGTCATTAAATATGTATTGCGTTTAATACATATTTAAAAACACGTGTTCTTATTATAATAATCAACAATGCTTGATATACATACATCGATCAAAGATAGATTGCAATATTTTAAAAATATACATAAAATACCAAATATTATTTTTCATGGCCCTTCTGGATGTGGAAAACGAACACTTGTCAAAGAATTCATACAGACAATTTATGACAATGACCGAAAACAGATAAAGGCGTTTGCTCTATATGTAAATTGTGCTCATGGTAAAGGAATTAAATTTATTCGTGAGGATCTTAAATTTTTTGCAAAAACGCATATAAACTCAAACAATGGCGATATTTTCAAGAGTATTATTTTGATGAATGCCGATAAACTTACGATGGATGCTCAGTCAGCGTTGCGTCGTTGTATTGAATTATTCAGTCACAATACACGTTTTTTTATAATCGTTGAGAATAAATATAGTCTATTGAAACCTATTTTGTCTAGATTCTGTGAAATATATGTGCCTGAACCTTTACATAATGGTTCATTAATTAATTTATACAAGCATAATCTAGAAGAAGCATTTCAGATGAATGATGTAAAAAGACAACGCCAAGATTGGTTGAAGAAGGAGTTGTCAAAACCTATTGATACAAGCGATTTATTTGGGTTGAGTACTCGACTTTATGAACATGGATATAGCGGAATAGATGTCCTGAACTTGCTTGAAAATACAAAATTTATGGATTCGCAAATAACTACAAAAAAAAGGTACGAACTTTTGGTCGCATTTAATAAAGTTAGGAAAGAGTTTAGAAACGAAAAACTACTACTTTTGTTCATATTGAATTTTTTGTTTATGAGTTTGGATGTTACTTTAGAAAATATATCATTTATGTAATGGATGATTTTATTGTTAGTTCGTTACATGAAAGTAGAAATGAATGGGCTGCTCGTCTAGTTACTATTTTAACGCCGTTAGTTGTCGATGGTTATAAATCTATTTTAGATGAGGCATTAAAATTATGCAAGGACAACAATGAGCATGACAAGTATCTCATGACATTTCAGAATTTCGTTTCGCGTATTCCAAAATGGAATGCAACGATTATTGAAACTGAGAGAACCAGAATTTGTGAAAAGAGCGGCTGTGTTTATCTTGAAGACCTAATCACGTGTGTACATGTAATTCAACTTAAGATTCTTACTGCTATGCGAACTGGACAGAAGCAAAAGAAGATTGATATTAATATCCCAAAGATTGACGATTTCATTCATAAGATGTACATTAACGTTGCTAGAAAAGTCTACAAGAATGTTTATTTGTTTGAGGTTAATATTCCTCCGTTACAGATCCAGAAGCACCATCGTGAACTAGAAGTAATTGTGCAAGAGTGTATTCTCAACACTGTTCGCGAAAGTATTCCTGTCGATGCTATTTTAAAGGCATATTTAGACGAGTCTGTTGAGGAGGATGTTACTGAGGAGATTCGTGAACAGGTTATCGCAGAGACAAAGAGCGAGCCTGAGCCTGCGATAGAACAAAAGACTGATAAATTTGAAAACATTCAACAAACCATTATGAAAGAGGTGCAACAAGATCTTGGTATTGTTGGTGGAGGCACTAGCGATGGTGTGAAATTCAATGACATTGATTATGTAAAAGACGAGTATAATGCAGTCAATGAGATCATTGCACCCAAGACGGAACAACGCCTTCGCGATGTATTTGAAGAGCGTGAGTTTAAACGCAACACAGAGTCATTTTCTGGTGGGGATGAAACTGATAATATAACGATAACAAACGAACCTTTTTCATTTGATGATATTCAGGATTTGGAACCACGAAATATCGAATCTATTCCTGATTTACAGATTGATTTTGAAAATCTTGAATAGTATGCGTATTTAGGGGCAATATAAAATTTGTATATAGTTTAATGGATAATATTTTCATGTTTTCGTCTGTTATATCGATTGTATTCTTATTCTTGAAGTTTATCGAAATGCGGTTTATCGATAAGGAAAATAAACCGCTTAAGTTTTTAATTCGCGATACACTCGTTGTCTTTGTGAGTGTCGTCTCTGGTCACTATTTGATGGAGCAAATTCAGCCTATGCAAGTAGTTTCTTCTCCTGCCGTATTCACAGACAATCCAGGATTTTAATACGCATTATACATCTTTGCACATTTACACCGGTTGCCAAATCACATTCAATAAACAGCGTCATAGTTGTTTATTGAGTATAAATATTATTTACCATCGTGTTTGTTTTTTAACACTGATTTTTGGACCTCCACCACGTTTTTTTATCGAATTGGGATCGTATTTCTCGTCTTCTTCATCCGAATTAAATCCCTTAGACAGCTCCCAAAATTCCTTTGATCCCAGCTTGAAGTCATTGTGATTGTCTGCCTTGTACCAGAACACCTGGTCTTGTAGTTTGTTGGATTTGGAATTGTTGTTGATAACAAGACACTCGTAATTTTCAGTGCATTGATCCATGACCTGACAAAAAGACTCAAATGTTGGAAACATGCCAGCATAATTCTCATAGATGCGCTTTCTGTTTGCAATGTATGGTTCTCTCAAAATAAAAACATAATCTATGTTGGTTCTCAGTGTAGGGGGAATGCCCAAAGGATATTGCATTGTTATGATAAGCATAATCTTCCAATGTCTCCCGTTCATAAAGAGAAGACGCATCATTTTATCGCGAGTCCATGTTCCGTCGTAAAGACAATCATCAAGAATAACAAAAGCTCGCGGGTCAATTGTACTGCGTTTAAATGATTCCATTTCTTTTTTAATTTGTTTTAATACTGATTTTTGTCTTTTAAGAATATTCTCAACGATTGCAGTATTGTATTCATTGTGAATAAATAATTTTGGAACCATTTTTCCATAAAAGCCATTACCTTCTTCTGTTCCAGCTACAACTACTCCAATTGGAATATCTTGATGATAATATAGCAAATCTCTCACAAGAAAAGACTTACCAGTATCACGTCTTCCTATTAATACCACAACAGGACCTTTAGATTCATTTGGTTTGAAACTAATAGTTTTCATATCAAATTTCTTGAGTTCTAAAGTCATGATATTCTTGTTATTGTTACTTTAGAAAATTCATTCAAAATAGAATACGCATAATAATACATCGGGGTTTATTTTTAGCAATAATTACTAATTACTAAAGATTTATAAATAAGTTAAAAAGTAATATAATTAATATATTATTTAGCTAATGGACAACAATGCTTATAAAATTAATTACGTGAAAAGAAAAAATAGCGATTTGTTTAAATCATTCCGAAAAGAAAGTGTAACTTTTCTCTCTGACGTGCAAAATTATGCACCTATTTATAATAGATTTTTTCTATTAAATGAAACAAATTATAACTTGATTAATTTAAATCATGAA